GGAATAGCACCGTCAAAAAACAATATATAATTATAAAAACAATTAAATATTATTTATAATGTAAAGAATAACATGAATAATGATACCGCAATGAATTTCGAACATATAAAATCTGAAATATTAAATATACCGATCGATAGTCCTGTTGTTGTTTATTTTGGTGTAGGGTCGGCCGCTCATACCAAAATAACTCCTGAAAATTATCAACAATATCCGCCTTTTTTACAAAATATGAAAAATAAGATACCAAAATTAACGGTGTTTTTAGTACTAATTGATCCATTGCAAGAAACACCGCCGCATGTAGCGGTCGATTATAAATTAGAAAATGCGGCAGGCGACCAATATCATTATAAAAATACAACGGGGTCATTACATACTTTTGTTTATCGCGCTTCAATTTGTACGATTGCTGATGTAATCCAAGCACCCTTTAATATAAATATAACAAAACAATTACACGATTTTAATGATTTTGCTATAAAAAACAATGTTACATTGGTTTATCATGATTTTACGGGACGGGATGTAGCCCTGTTAGCGGATTATTTTGATAGTCAGGCAATAAATCATTTGGACCAACTTGTATACGCGATGAGTGCGCGGGAAAATCATGGTTGTTTATTTGATTTAACCCAAGCAGATGCGGATTTTCCGTTTCGTCTAGATGAAACACCAATCCCAGACGCGCGTCCCATTATAAAATTATTTAATTACTATAAATTTATAGTTAATGATAGTTATGCGGATAGCGTATGTGATTTAAATAGATATCCAAGAGAGATGCGGCATTTAATGGAAATACAGAAAACTCAAATTGTAAATAAGATTAAAAATAATTTTAAAAATACATATTTGCCAATATTAAGAATAACACATAAAGAAATTGTGGGGGGTATAGTAGAACAAGCGTCAGCAGTAGAACAAGCGTCAGCAGTAGAACAAACAAAAACCACTAATTTATTAATCGAAAATATTTATATGTTTAATGAATTGCCGCAAATTTATCGGCAAATGTTTATTGAGATGTGTAACGAAAAAGAATATAATTTATTGTATGAACTCATGTTTAATTATACTTCTAGTAAATTAAATATTGTTTCACAAATAAACGATATGGGTATAGATGGTGAAGAAATATTAAAATTTATTACTATGGACGAAGATTCGTATAAATGGTGTAATAATGTAAATAAGTTTATATGAAATATGTATATAAATATAATAATTGGTTATAATTATATATAGCGTCAATGGATCCAACAAATACACCCCCAAATCGAGTAGAACAATTTAAACAAGTTCAAACGAGAGCATTGGAACTATTTACAAAAAAAAACATTGATTATGGTGATGCATTTGCCAAATTTGGGGTGGTTGGTGTTTTAATGCGGATTGAGGATAAGATTCAGCGCGCATTATCAATAACAAAAAATAATATTACATTGGTGGATGATGAAAATATCCAAGATACATTAATTGATTTACATAATTATGCAGGTATGGCACTGATGTTATTAGACAATTGAACATTTACAATAACACGTTTATATATTTATCGGTATTAATATTTTCATCTACATTTATTTGTGTGTTGGTTCGTACCCCATCATATAAATATATTCTTTATCGTCATATAACTGATTATTTTGGTGCACTTGTTTTATATTTTCATTATTAGAAGATAAACCACAATTATCTTCATTCGCGTATTTAATTTTAAGAATTGTTTGACTATCATTATGAATATTCCATCTTCCTAAATTAATTTTAACATGTGGCGAATACACGCGTTTAAATATATTAAGAATGAGTGAAGAGTTCATTATTTAATTTTTTATAAAATATAATATAGTATATATTATTTTCAATTTTTTTATTAATTATAATGTATTGTAGAAAAGTCCTATTTTAATTCTTCAATGGTGTAAATGAATAGTATATCTTTATATTTACATTTACTTTATTACAAGACCTCTAAATCATTCACATTCCAATATTCTACACCACCATTAGGGTAAGGTCTTTTAATAATAAATGGCATTTTTTTCTGTTCTAATTCTAGCATCGCAATATGATAACCTTCAATAACATTTAAAGGGATTTTCACAAATGCTTTGGCGCCACTATCTAATTGTTTGGCGCGTTGTCCGATTACTCGCGTCATTTCATATTTAGTTAAGAAAGGAACGGTTTTGTGTAATGGATCAATGATAATGCCGCGCCCATCACGCGAAATATGGGTTAATGCCTTTACTTCTTCATAATTATGGCTTTTTATTTCTGGATGATGGTTGAGAATAAAATTTTCACGGAGCGAGTTATCAAACTTTTGCAAATAATTCATATCGTCGTCACCATCATCATCGTCATCGTCATCGTCATAATCATTATGTTCCATATATTCGTCAGTAGTTTTTTTGATAGGCAGAGCCGTTGCTAACTTATCGAGCCCGTCAATAACCTTCAATCCTCGTTTTTTTGTTTCAGTTACTTTGTCTCCTTTTTTCTTTTTAGACACAATTCCCTCTTCATCGCCTTCTCCGAGCTCTGCGTCGCTTGCTGCATCTGCGTCGCTTAACTCGGCGTCGTCGCTTAACTCGGCGTCGTCGCTTGCTGCATCTGCGTCGCTTAACTCGGCATCGCTTGCAGATTCATCTACATCAACCGCGTCCAGATCTTCTTCTTCAATGTCGTCATTATCATCGCCAACGACATCCTCTTCCTCCTCCTCTTCTTCCTTTTCTTCAGTTGAATATGGTGGATTTTCGTTATTAGACTCCATTTTATATGTAATATAATAAAAAAATTTTAAGTTAATTCAATTCAATTTTATATAAAATTTATTATATAAAATTTATTATATAAAATTTATTATATAAAATTTATTTAAATCTTGTTATCAGTTCGCCAAGTAGTGTTGCAATGAACACATAAATAAACATATTTCATATTAATATCATCGTAACGAATATAAATAACTTCTTGTGTATTATCTTTCGGCATTTGAATTATTGTGTCGGTACCATCATTATTGTCATCAATATCACCCATTTCTAAACTGTTTTTATCATTTTGTTTTGATGACACTTTTGTAGTTTTTTTTGTAGTTTTTTTACTAGTGCCGGCACCACCGGCCTTGCTACTCGTATTACTAGTACATTCTTCATTGGGACATTTTATTGTATTAATACGAGGTAATGTCGGATCATATTTGGTATATTCATTAACAATGTGGGTAAATTTTTTTTCACTGGATTGAATTTGCATATCGGATACACAAATATCCGTAGTGCTTAAAGTTTCATCCTCATGACCGCAATTTCGGCAATAATAAATTAGAGTATCGCCAACCACTCCATTTTCATCTTTAATTTTTAAATAATACATATTGTGGCATTCAGAACAGAACTGCATCCTGAAATAGTATGTTGTAATATATGTTCTTATAATATTTTTAATTCAATTTTATAAATAAAGATATATAAAGATATATAAAGATATTATTCGTATATAATATAACATCGTAATAATAGATAATGGCACTTGTAAAAGAGTACTTGGATTTAACCAAACAATATAAAAAGGAATACGGCGAAAAAACTATAATTTTGATGGAGGTTGGTAGTTTTTTTGAAGTGTATGCGCTTATAAATCCTGATGGAACTTATACGGGCAGTAGTATTGAAGAATTTGCAAAAATGAATGAGATGGTGATTGCCACAAAAAATATTTTTGTCGGGAAATTTCCCGTAGCGATGTCGGGCGTGGGTACGGCATATGCCGATAAATATATTTGTAAACTACAAGAACATGGTTATACGACTGTTATTTATAGACAAGAGAGTGGAAATAAAACATCGCGTAAATTATCCGAAATAATCTCTCCCGGAACTTATTTTCCGGTTGAAAATGAGAATGAATCAGAACGCATGTCAAATAATGTAATGTGTATTTGGTTGCATAAATTCAAAGCAACCAAAACAATGCCATGTCAAATAACGATCGGGCTGGCTAATATTGACATTTATACTGGCAAGACAGCGTTATTCCAATTTACCTCAAATTATAGCCATAGTCCCGCAACCTACGATGAATTAGAAAGATATATTTCAGCATATCGTCCAAGTGAGTGTTTGATCGTGGCGAATATGCCAGCGCGATTGATTGATGATATTATTGGGTTTGTTGGCTTAGATCAGGCAAAGATTCACAAGGTGGATACTTCTTCTGCCTCGCCATCTGAAACTTTGAATAAGGACAATAAGGACAATAATGCAAATAATAAGGCCATTACATCTATGGAAACTTATGTGAAAAATGCCGAAAAGCAGTTGTACCAAGTAGAAGTATTAAAAAAATTCTTTCCTCATCTCTCTTCTTTTCATGAAATGTTCCCTACTCATTCAATCGCCATCCAATCCTTTTGTTTTCTATTGGACTTTGTGTATCAACATAGCCCGAATTTAGTGAAAAGGCTTTCGGAACCAGTATTTGAGAATTATACGGATCGTCTTATTTTATCAAATCATACATTGAATCAACTAAATATTATTGATGACAATCGGCATAAAGGGCGTCTGCGTTCGGTAAGTAGTTTGTTAAATAACTGCGTGACAACAATGGGAAAACGGCAGTTTATGTATAATCTTCATTATCCAATTACGCATGTGCCAACACTACAAGCTTCGTATGATATTACCGATCATTTACTTGCACAAGGAGAGCCGTACTATGTAATGATCCGTAACAAATTAAACACCATTACTGATTTAGAAAAATTTGCCCGATGCATCATAGCCAAGAAAATAATGCCGAAAAATCTAACTACACTTGCAGAAAATCTTATGAATATTGAAAGTCTATTTATTGAATTAAAAACAGATGAAACACTGAATGCTTACTTGACTCCAGATGGAATGACTGTTGCGGCGGCTTGTCGCACGATCGTGAATGATTTGCAACGGGTGTTCAATCTGGAGGTTTGTCGAAATCTCGTAGAAATGAATGAAATTAATTATATTATTAATAAAGGCATCTCTCCTATCATTGATAAATTATTAAAAGAAAGTATGGATGGTATTGATAAATTAGAATCTATTTCAAAATATCTCTCGGATTTGATTCAACAAACGGAAAAGAAAACAGCCCAGTATGTAAAAATTCATCAAACATCTAAAAGTAATGCGATGTTGGTATGCACCAGCCGCCGCGCCGAACTATTAAAGACGGCTGTGGCAAGTCTTATCCAGCGGCAGAAAAAAACAACAGTGGATATACACTATAAATCAAAATATAGTAACACCGACGAAATAGTTGTACTGAATCTGAGTAATCTTGAATATAATACTAGTAGTAGCAGTAAAACCGAAAAAAATATAACAAATAAACAAATCAGCGAATTAAGTCGTGATAATGAAATAAATAAAATAAAAACAATAAATGAGATGTGCTTGGTTTTTCAAAATTATATTTCTGATTTTGGGACATTTGAAAAAGAGTTAAATCATATTATTAAATACACGACCGAAATGGATATGTTACAATGTAAAGCCTATACGGCACATAAATACAATTATTGTAAACCTACAATTTCAGCCGAAGCAAGCAATAATGAGAATAATGAGGAACGCCGTAAATCCTTTTTTGATTTTACTGGCATAAGACATCCATTGATCGAACATTTACAGACAAATGAGCTATATGTGACAAATGATATGGCGTTGGGTACAAATTCAGAAAAAAATATTACAGCGAATGAATCGCATACTGATAATATAAACGGCATTTTACTTTACGGGACTAATGCCGTTGGTAAAACGAGTTTTATTAAATCGGTTGGTATTGCGGTTATTATGGCGCAAGCGGGGTTATATGTTCCTTGTAATTCATTCACTTATACGCCTTATCGTAATGTATTTACCCGCATTTTAGGGAACGATAATTTATTTAAAGGGCTTTCCACATTTGCTGTCGAAATGACTGAACTGCGTACTATTCTTACAATGGCAAACGCACAAAGTTTGGTGTTAGGTGATGAACTCTGTTCCGGCACGGAAAGCGATTCAGCGTTAAGTATTTTTATGGCGGGTTTAGAAATACTACATAAAAAAGAAAGCACTTTTCTATTTGCGACACATTTTCATGAAATTAATAATTATGATGAGGTTAATGAATTAACCCGAATGAAAATGATGCATATGGCAGTTCATTATAATAAAGAAACCAATTTGTTAATATATGACCGTAAATTGCGCGAAGGACCGGGTGAAAGTATGTATGGACTGGAAGTATGCAAATCATTAAACTTGCCTGACGATTTTCTGCAAAGGGCGCATGACATCCGTATGAAATATCACCCTGAAAAAAAGAATGTACTGTCTCTTTCTCCAACGCATTTTAATGCAAAAAAATTAGTAGGAAATTGTGAAATTTGCGAAAAATATAAAGCTAGCGAAGTTCATCATTTACAATACCAAAAAAACGCTAGTCCTACCAATGAATATATTGCAAATAAGAAAAATGGGCAAAATTTCCATAAAAATCATGTAGCAAATTTATTAAATATATGCGAAACATGTCACAAAAAAATCCATAAATCAAATGAAGAATATAAAGTGGTTAAAACGAGCAATAGCTATATCTTGTCAAAATTATAGCCATATCATAACATATCATAACATATCATAACATATCATATCATAACATATCATAACATATCATAACATATCATATCATAACATATCATATTATATAAATAATTTAATTCTTTTTATAATATAAGACACCAATGCTAGTGTTATCATCATTGCATAAATTTATAAATAAAAAAGGAGTAATGAGTTATGTTTTAATAATAACTATTATAATAACCTTAATAAGCCTTTTCATAATGATGGTTTATTGTGGGGGGTCAAATAAAGAAAATTATACTAGCTTAGAAAATAATAGACATTTACGGAATAGAATGGATGAACTTTCACATTTAGCAACAAAAGTAAAATTAACACTTTCTGAATTAATACAGCAGAAAACATATGATCCATCGCTATTAAAAAACGATAAAACCATAACATTTAATGATAAATATGCAATGAACCGAAAAAAAGGAGATTATGAATTGGATGATATTGCCACCGATATTATAGATGGTAATGCAAATCAAGAAATAGATTGGAAAAATGTTTATATTGACACTAGTAAAACAAATAATAATATATTAAATGTTATTCCCAAAGACCCAACGTCAGAAATAATCAGTTTTTCGAGACCCAATAATTTTTTAGAAAGCGCGTTTAAAGAGGATGTATGTGAAAAGTATAGAAATGATTATAATACACTTCAAGAAAAATGTATCAATTTAACACCAGAAAATTGTAAAATACCGAGCTGTTGTGTTTTATTAGACGGAAGTAAATGTGTGGCTGGTGATATGAATGGGCCGCTTTTTTTAACTGAAGGTGGTAGAACAGTTGATTATCAGTATTATTATAACAAAAACAAATGTTATGGTGAATGTGGTATTGCGTCAAGTTATGATGAAGAATGTGGAAAATATAGTGAAAATAGTACCAATGTATCAAAAGAGTGTATGATAGAAATGTTTAATAAATATGGATGTCCTAATAAAACACCCGATACATTAATAAACGATGAGATGGTTAGTAATCATAGCGGGACTACAAGAGAATATGTAGAAAAATTTATAAAAGATACGGCATATGTCTTATTGCCTAATAAAGATGCGGAAAGTATTGAATTGTGCAATGGCGTGCCAAATTAAATGCATAACATCATAATATTGTGATAATGATAATAATGATAAAATTAATTCTGTATTAAATATAAATGAAATTAAAGATGAAAAATATAAAAATAATGTTAATTATAATATTAATAGTATTTTTAGGAGTTATATTATTATATCGGGGAGCCAATACTAACTCCCAATATAAATTTAAAGAAGGAATGGGAACAGATACAGACACAAGCACAGACACAACCACAGACGCAACCACAGACACAACCACAACCACAACCACAACCACAGACACAGGCACATTATCAGCAGGCGAGGTCGCGCAAAAAGCGGCAACTGATATAACTAGCTCAATAGATTCTATATTAACTCAAGCAGGTATTCCTATTCCCGGAGAAACAGAAGAACTAACATCCATATTTAAGCAATTAAAAAATTTAATAGTAAGCGAAGCCGAATTTAATAATAAAGGTGACGAGGCCACACTAATGAAAGACAAAGAAATGCCAACTGCAAATACGGTTGTTCCATCTATTACCGATATGAGTTTTTTTAAAGGGATTAATTTTAGTGATTCGTTTTGCGAATTATATGATAAAATAAATAAAACAGAATTAAATAATAAATGTTCAACTTTAACAGCCGAAAGTTGTAATTCAGTCGATTGTTGTATTCTTGTTGATGGTAACAAATGCGTGGCAGGGAATAAGGAGGGACCTTATATGGTTAGTGATAAATATACTGATTATAACTATTATTTACATAAATACCAATGTTATGGTAGTTGCCATGATAATGAGTATTAGAAATATAGATTAATATATATAATATATTAAAAAATTGATTTACAAATAATATAAAGCTACATATTATATATACATATTAAAATGCTTCTTCCAGTAAAGTGTTTTACATGCGGTAAAGAAATCAGTAGTTATTATAGAGCGTATGAACGAGAAGTGCGTCAAAAGAAAATAGCGGCGGGAATCGTAAATGATGTCGTTTACTTGACCAAAGTTCAGACAGATAAAACTGCAGAAGGCGAGGTTTTAGACAAATTAATGATTAAAAAAATGTGCTGTCGTCGGCATATATTGACACATGTAGAAATTGAATAAGATAATTAGCATATTATAATATATATATAAAGTCAACCCTTTTTTTTAAATTGAATAATCATTTATATAAATTAATTTCTATATTAAATATATATTTAATATATAAAATGTATTGCAAAAAGAAAAGCGGGAAAAAGTGTAGCGGCAGTAAAACGCGTCGTAGTAAAACGCGTCGTAGTAAAACGCGTCGTAGTAAAACGCGTCGTAGTAAAACGCGTCGTAGTAAAACGCGTCGTAGTAAAACGCGTCGTAGTAAAACGCG